AAGCCTATCGTTAATGTGTACGCCAATGTTGCTGACCTAAAGGCTCGCAACCCTGAGTTGTACCAACGTGCTGCTGCCGCTCGTAAGCAAGGTGACTTCGATACAACCAACGCCGTGGGTTACTCCTTCGGCCCTGAGGTCATCATCTTCTCTGACTTTGTTCGTACTGAACAACAGTTGAAATTTGTACTGGCTCACGAAACCATTGGTCACTTTGGTTTCAAAGGTGTGATGGGTCAGTCTGAGTTGAACAAGGTACTGAATCGTATATATCAAACTGACCCTGATGTGCAGGCCGCAGTTGACGCAATGGTCGAGACCCAAGGAATGGATAGGCTGGAAGCCATAGAGGAATATCTGGCTGACAACGCTGCTGACCTAGATGTATCAATCATCGCAAGGCTATGGAACGCCTTGAAGAACGCCCTAAACAAACTTGGCTTTAGCTTCAAAGACGACGAGGCTCGCCAACTTGTTAACCTAGCACGCCGCTATGTGCGTGAAGGCAGTACAGGTAACTTCTTCAGCGCTTCATCCTTTGTGGGCCACATGGAGGACATGGAACAAACAGTAGCAGACGGTAAGTACGCACGTAATTTTGCTGGCAACATTGGCTCACGAGGCATGGCAATGAACGCCTTGAATCGTAGGTTCGGCCCCGGTGCTGGTATGTTTGGGTCGGTGGACGCCTTCCAGAAAGGTCTGTTCGGCAAGACAGGAGATGTTGGTGTAAACGTAGGCAAGATACTTGAGAAGGTACAGACCCTCGACAACATGGCACGTAAGAGCTATGGCCTCAATCAGATATTCCGTATCTTTGAACAACGAAGTCAGAAGGCTCGCGCTCTACTCTCCAAGTACTCACGCTACATGACGTTCACCAACACACCACGTGTGTTTGGATTCGGTGACGGCGTGTCTGAAAAGGAGAAACAACAAGCTGGTGAACTTGCTGCGTACGCTGCATTGTTTAAGTCACGCCAGTTGACTGATGAGTTGATGGAGTCATACGGCTCCATGATTACTAAAGACGCAATGGGTAATGTCACTGTTGACCCGCGAGTGCGCCAGTTGTTGGAGAAGGCAGGCACTGTGACTGCGGAAGAATTCCGCAAGGGCTTTGATGTAGAACTTGGCACTGGCGAAAGAATCAAGTACCAGTTCGATGTTGATGAGAACAGTCCAGTGTGGCGTGTCTACACTGAGATGCGTGATACCGTAAATGATGCAGCAGTGGACTTGCTGCTATCAAACTACGAAGCATCCCAAGCAGAACAGCAACGAGTGTTCAGTGAGATTGCTGGCATGAAAGGACTCAAGGCTGAGTTCTCTGCGCAAGACCTTGCTGCCATCCGCAAAGTAATTGAGATGTATCAGAACATCCGTTACGGTGGTAGCCGCATTGCAAACGCTTCCGTCGAAGTACAAAAGGGTGCAGACCAACGGTCTGAAAAATTCATCTACAACTTTGGTCGTGCGTTGTTCAACGACGATGTATACGCCGCATGGATGGGCGATCCCAAAATTGTGGGTGACATGAAAAAAGACTTTGAGGAGTTTCAGAAGGCTGAGTACGATGACATTCGTGCCGCTATTCCTACCATCCGTGGCAAGATTCGCAATAAAGAACAAGCCTTTGCAATTCAGAAAGCTGTACAGGACATCTTCCTATTTGATTTGCAGACACGCAACGCGGAGTTCTATGCAAAGCGCACCATCCTTGGCTCATACGTTCCGTTCAGTCGCCGTGGTGAATACCAAGCGAGGATGGCAGCGTTCGATGCTCAAGGTAACCCAGTGCGTTTGGATGAGAACATTCGTGACGCTATGCCCTACTTTCAGTTTGAGACTGAGAGTGAAGCAACCGCTGCACGCGAAGCATTGGAGAATGAGTTCGGCAATGGGCAAGAGTGGATTCTTAAAGATGAGTACGGTGCAGAGATCAAAGTAACTCTGCGTGCAGAATCTTCGGAAGCCGCAGTCAGCCCAGCCTTGACTGAAGCCGTGAACTTCAATGAGTTCATCTACGTGTTGAACCGCTTGAACGTAAACATCACGCCAACCGCACGTGAACGTATTGTCAAGACACTGACAAACCAAAACGACCGTGCTCGTAAGAACCTACAACGTAGTGGTAATCCCGGATGGGATAGCGACATTGTGCGTTCTGTGTCTGAGCACTTAGAGATGGTTGCTCACGTTGCCGCCAAGAAAATCTACCGCCATCGTCTTGATGACATCATGCTCAACAACTCGTCGTGGCTTGGTGATCCGCAGAAACTTAAGGATTTGCAGGCCGCTATTGATGCAGCCGCTACCGATGGACAACGTGTTAGAGCGCAACGTGCATACGATGAGTATGCGTTCATGTACAAGTACATGGCTCCTAAAGCTGCTGGTGTCACCGTCAATGGTGAACCTACACTGGGTCAAGGTGAACGCTATCGGGAAGAAGCCAAGAAACTTATTCGTTGGTACAACGACTCATCTAATATTAACGACAGCACCGAAGATATGTTGTCAGGTGAGGCTGGCTCGTTCCTAAAACTAATCACAGTGTTGATGCAGTTGGGTGGTTCAGTCGCATCCGCAGCCGTGAACTTCGTATCTCTGCTTACCCACAGTACACCATACCTGTCCTACTACAACGCTAAGCGTGGCTATGGCGGTGGTTATGGAGAAGCCAAAGCCGTGACCTCCCTCTACCGTGCTGCCCTTGATGTAGGCAGTCCCAAGTTGGAAGATGCTGGGTTCTTGAATGACCTGCTGGTCAATGGCGGGTACGACAAATATGGACTGACAGAGGATGAGACTAAGTTCTTGTTTGATGCTACTGAGCAGGGCACATTGCAAGCGGCTCAGTTCAACGCACTGGTAGGTACAGCACGTGGCAAGGTGTTTAACAATAAAGCACAGGCAGGTATCAAAGCATGGATGGCTATGTTCTCTTATACAGAGCAAGCTAACCGACGCATCACTGCACTGGCAGCATACAGACTTGAGAAAGAACGTGCGCTATCACAAGGGTTAAGTGAAGAACAAGCAATCGCTGAAGCTACTGAAGCAGCACGAATTGCGGTCAACACATCGCAAGGTGAGTACGCCATGTTTAACCGACCTGAGATGGCACGTGGCAACGTAGCCCAGTACATATTCATGTACAAGCAGTTCGTAATCATCACCGTCCAACTACTGCGCAACATGCCAGTTCGTGGACAGTTGTTGATGCTTGGCTTACTGTTGATGATGAGTGGTCTGAAGGGCATACCATTCGCTGACGACCTCGCTGACATTGTTGACACAATCGCACAGATGCTCGGCCTCAAAGTGGCAAGCATCGAGAAAGCTACTGCTGAATGGGTTGATAGCGTGGCCCCGGGAATGTCGCCGTATGTAATGCGTGGTCTGATTGACCGTGCAGTCGGCGCGACTGTATCTACCCGCTTGGGTATGGGCGATTTAGTTCCTCTGACTGGTGCGCTTAAAGCTGGCGCAGACCCAGCACGTGAGATTGGCGACTTTGCTGGCCCAGTGTTCAGCGGTATCAGTGGGCTGGTATCAATGGCAGGTGGCTTGGCTAAGTATGGTGCTGAGGTAACGGGCCTGCGTGATGACACAACATCCCTCAACACATTGATGCGAGAGTCCCCAATAGCGGCACTGCGCTCAATCGGAGATGGCTATGCGTACATGTCGAGCGGCGACATCACGAACGTACGTGGGCAGTTGGTAGCCAAGGATGCACAAGCGCACGTGATTCTTGCTCGATTGCTTGGCTTCTATCCTTCCATAGCCACTCAGCAAAACGACATTGTTCGTATGTCCAAGCAAGTCAATGAGTACGGCAAAGCAGTCAAGGCAGAATATGTTGCTGCGTATGTGAAGGCTCGGGCTGCCGGTGACCAAGAGGCAGCAAATAATATTGCATCCGCAGTAAGCCAGTGGAATGAAGATTCCAAGGGTACAGGTTTGGAAGTAACTAAGTTCTTGCAGTCTGCCAATCGTGCATACCGTGAGGCTCAGCGTCCGACTGTGTTGAGATACATGAAGTCAGCGCCAAGGGCTATGCGTCCCGAAACCGTAGAGTTGTTGAGACTCTACGGACTGGACGATGAGATCAGGTAATCAGACTGCTCTCATTTGACCGAAGGTTAGGTCAGCGGCAATCTCATCTGCATCACTCAAGATTCCCACAAGTTTGGGGTGATTCAGATTGAGACCAAGGACATATGCCTGACCCAGTTTGATGGGGGTGTCCTTACCAAGAAACGCTTTCTCCGATTTAGGTGTGGCGACTACGCTCTCAAACTGCATCTGTTGTATGAACGATTTGTAGTCACCACCGTTCTGTGCCAACCATCTACGGAAGTGGGTGCGGTCAACAAGCACAACACCTTTGTCAAACTTGTCTGCCGCAGTGCGTCTGTATGTGTCGAACCGAACACGGATGTCAGCACGTGGCATCCTTGAGTAATCCACAACACCTTTGTCTGTGCCTGTGTGCATCACAGTTACAGCGGCTCCAGCACTGTCGTTTAGGTAGTTGGAGAATAGATCGAACGCATCCATCTTGTTCTCAACCACACTACGTCTGATTGCACCCAGTTGTTTCAAGACCCACTCAGTGCCAAGGGTGTAGTCGTACTTGATGATTCCCCATTCAGCACATAAGCGTGAGGCTAAGTCTGACAGGATGATGGCTTGTTCCCAGTAGCGTTCCTGTCCTACAAAACTGGCTTTGTACTTCTTGTGGAAGTCAGCAGTGGCGTGGTCAATCGCAGCGCGTACTCCATCGGCTCCAAGCTCCAACAACTTCTTTATGAATAAGCGTCCTGCGTGTCCGTAGTTGGTATGGATAAACTGGTGAATCTTGCGACCGCCTGTACTGTCTCTTGTGAACAGTTCGTGCAGTGGTATATCAATCTCAAGAAGCCGTGCCATCTGTGCGTCAGTCTCAAGCCCAGATGCAACCAGCTTAGATTGCAGAGACTTGTTGGTGGATACAAGCACAGGCATTGCCCATGTCTTTGCGTCACGTTCCTCAGCGTTGCGGTTCAGTCGTGCCTTGTCTCTACCTTGGGATACCCAGTATGCAAAGTCACCTACCTCTTTATCTAGCATTAAGGTAACTTCATCAATGGTCATCGGCATGTGGGCATAGACACCCATACGTCCAAACAAAGTGTTCTGTGTGAACTTAGCGGCAAAGTGTAATTTGTCAGGGTCACCATAGATTGATTGCACCCACATCTGTATCAATGATTTGCCTCCACCTGATGGGCCGAACAATGAAACAGTCAGACCCTTAAGGCCAGTGAACGCATACAGGGGGGCAGATAGTCCGACACCAAGTGCAAACATGTGCCAGTGCAATCCTGTTTTCTCAAGCACAGAGGTGAAGTCTGCCCACTGTTGAGCGTCCCCTGATACACCATACAACTCGTTGCCAAGTCGTTGAGTGCCAGCGGATAGGCTGATGTTTTCTTCACTGACTGAACCGTCAGGCTCTCGGCGTAGAAGCGTGTCACCAATCACAAACTGGGAGAAGTTTTCTTTCCATCCCATCGTGGCGTACAGATTGGTCATCGCACGTTTCTGCCGCAATTCATCCATGTATGAACGTAGCATAAGTTGGAAGTACTCCGTCTGTCTTTTATTGTTGAGGACAATGCCTTGATCGGCAATGGTGGAAGCAAACTCTCTATGTCCGTCTGTGAGGTGTGCTTGTCTCAGAGCAAGTTCTTGCCAGCCCTTATGCTGACGATTCCAGTGGTAGCGCACAGTCTCGTAACCAAGACCCTCGTCACGACCGTAGCCCACGGGGTAGACGTCGAACGAACATACGTCAATATCTGTCTCGTCAATGGTCATCTTGATACCATCAGCGGTGCGCTTAAACCCACGTGGCATGGGTACATCAAACGCCGCCTTGTCTAGTACATCTTGTGGTGGTGCAATCTGTTGGTACTGCAACCCAAGAGCGGCAGGACTCTTTATCTTGTCCTTAAATTTGCATCCCTTGCATCCCCCGGGACGGTCTATGTCAAACTTACCACAACGTGTTGGCCCATCTGTGTTGTCTTTCCACTGGATCAGCTTTTGCAATGTTCGTTGTGCGTCAAACTTTGGGTGGTTCTGACTCCACTCAATAGCCGTAGCCTCAGGCTCAACACAAAATGCGGCGACTCCCATTAGGTTGTACCACTGAGGTTCTTTGACCTCGCCTTGGTTCTCTACTGCCCACTTGATCTGTTGGCATTTCTTAACGACAACCGCACCAATGGTAGGTGGGAACTCAGTCTTGACTGCCATGTCTTGTAGCAACTTACTGCCAGTTGTATTACGTGGCAGGCTCACCTCGTGAGCTAGGTGGGAAACAAGACAAGACTTCAGCAACTCAGGACTCACTGGCTCAGCGTCCACCAGTAACTTAACCTCGTTACCATTCTTAGGATTGTGTGTCCCAATGGGGCGTAGCACCAATGCACTGTTGGCAGTTAGCCCTGCATCAATATGAAACTCGTTCGCAATCGCCGCTGACTTCATTGCTTCAGCGATTGGTTTCCATCTAGCTGGTTCGAGTTCTTCCGTCAGACACCAGTAGACATGTAGTCCGTTGCCTGAGAATACGATCATGGGCTTAGGCAAGTTCATTGTTTGAATGAATGTACCTAGTGCAACAAGTCCTTCCTTCCACGATGGATACGGCTTGTTGTTCCCACAGTCAACGTCCAAGGCGACAACCTTAATCGCTCGGACATTATCTTGTTTGCGGCTTCCCTTCTCCTTAAATGCGGAGATGGCGAAGTATGTGTTGTTGCCTGTTTGGTCAAGGCCAGCTACTGCCTTTGCGAGTTCGTCTACTGTAGAAAAGAATCCTTGTCTATTGCCATCAGGATTGATGACTGTCGTGACATAAAAACCTTCCGACGGTAGAACCCGCTGGAGATGTTCCAACGTGTTCATGTGCCCCTGTCAGCGAGGGGATTTCTCCCCTCACCCCTTCAGTTATAGTTACTCAATATCTCAACGAGACGCTCTTTTCTCTGCTTCTGTTCCATCCCAATCACCTCAGGCGTAGGCCATTGGTGTTCGGACATTACTGCCAGCAGTTTGCGTAGCATTGCCCTCACTGACTGGTCATTGGACTGGCGGATTTTCTTGCCTCTCACCCATCCATAATAAGTCATGCGAGATACCCCTAACAACTGGGATAAATCCGTAGTTGTCAGAAGCATATGCCTACGAAGCGACTCGACCTTTGTAAAGTCGAGAGGCGGTTTAGGCGTCATCTGCGTTCACCTCACCTACAAGGGCAGCGATCTCGTCAGCCAAAGATGTTGCTGCTTGTGTGTTGACAGGGGCCGCAGCAGCAGGGGTAGCTTTCGTCGCAGGTTTAGATGCACCGAAACCACGCTTTGGGGTAGCCGCTTGTGTAGGTGCAGGGGCAGGTGCAGGTTCTACTGGTTCAGCAACCTTAGGGGCGGGTTTCGGGGCAACTGGTTTGGCGGCAATCTTTGGCACTTCAACTGCTTGCCTTGGATTCTCGCCAGTGATCTCACGGATTTCGGCAGACCCAAACAACTTGTCAACTGCGTCTTGCGACTCATCGTCAAGGAATCCAGACAACCCGAATTTTAATTTAGGGAAGGATGCGTCTGTATCAAATGTGATCTTGGTCTTGACAATCTCAGGTGGGATACCACGCATAGAGAGTTCTTTGACGTAGGCATTGAAACCTTTGAGTGCGGCAGGTGTAACTTGCAGGAGGTACACAGGGCCAGCAGGGTCGTCAGCCGACACTACAGCAAGACGTTTCTGATCGGAGCAAGCCTTGATTTGTTGTCCGTTCTCAGCAATCTTAGAACCCCATGCGTTCTGTGGGCAAGAAGCACAAAGATCATTCTGTGGGTCTGTCGATGACTGGTCAGGGCCAATGCCATCAAGCGAGAAGCAGTCAGGTGCAACTGGCTCAGAATCTTTTGTCCATGCCTTGGCGTACCAAGTCTTTGACAGGCGGGGGTTTGCACCAACAATCACTACTTCTAGTGCAGTGGTATCTAATACAGTCTCGTTACCGCCTTCGACAATACGGAAGCGGCTACCCTTAATGCTGATACGTGGGAACGATTCAGCACTACTGATACCGCCCATAAGGGATTGTGCCAATGCAGATGGCACACCGATACGACCAGCGAGGTGGGCGGGAACTTGAATGTTTGCGGGGATGATGTTGCTCATAGATATTCTCCTTTGGTGAGCGGGTTATGTGCGGTTAGTCGCACGTTTGGATTTGGCGAAACCGCCTTGTTGCCATTGCGTTGCCACTGCACGTGCTCTCTCAGCGGCAAGGTGTTCTTGTACATACTCGTTGTCAATGGGTTCGATGTTTAGCTTGCGTTTTATTTTGGTGGCAGTAGCGTGTTCTGTTAACGCTTGATGCGTACCTTCATATGCGGCTTGCTTAATCCATTCTCTAATGATTTTCATGGTTCAGTCCTCAACTTTCATTGTTGGTTTACGAACAGTGACATCTATCTTTGTTCCATAGGTCACACCTGCGGGTACTGCCTTGTTACGTTCAATGTACCCACGTACTGCAATCTTGCTTACACGTTTCTCCAGCATGTCGAACGCTTCATTTGTTCTAACAAATTCCAGTACGGCATCCCAGTCGGCTACGTTGGCGTAGTCTGTAGTGGTTAAGAACGCAGTGCCATGTTTACCTTTGAATGAGGTAACGCCCTGTGCATCTGCTTGCTCTTTAAGCCACGCTTCTATCTTGTCCATCTTCGCTTTGAGTCCTGCTACTTGGCTCTTGATCTCGGCTTCGATGGCTTCCTTCTCGTTACGTAGTTTCATGTACGTAGCAATTACGTCGTCTACTCTGACAGTCATGTGTCACCTTCTTGTCTGTTGTTGAATTAAATCAAGAAGCAATCCTTGAAGCTTTTGTTTATTCTTCAAGCGTTCGTACATTTTGTGTTCGAGGTCTGTTGCCTCTATGTGTACGACATTGGATACTTGCCTCTTACCTATGCGCTCAATGCGCCCATTCGCTTGAACATATTGCTCGTTGCTATTGATAGGGCCATACCATATGATCGTTGACGCACTCGTTAGAGTGAGTCCATGCGCCATTGTTGCGGGATGAGCAATCAATACATGCGGTGTCTTGGCATGTTGGAAGTCGTGGAAGATTTGGTTACGCTTGCTTGCGGATACCTCGCCGTTCACAACTGCAACCGACCAGTGCTTGCTGAGTTCTTTCTCAAGCATGTGCAATGTGCCAGTGAGTGGTACAAATAAAATTACTTTTTCTCCTGCTTCTTCTATCACCTCCTTTACTAAGTTAATACGTGGACTGCAATCAATTCCAATGTTCTGTCCATCATCACCATAGGCTACGCCGCAAGCGATCTGAACTAACTTCTGAATCTTGACTGCCTCATTGACCGCAGTGATCGTTCCCTCTACGCTCATCTCCGTAACAAAATGTTTAAGCATCTGTGAGTAATGCTTCTTCTGTTCCGCAGTGAGTTCTACTTGACGAGTCTGAATGATTGTGTCGGGCAACTCAAAACATTCGTCCCGCGTGTACCTGACCGCAGGTTGTAGGATGTGCTTCACAATCTCTACGCTCTCAGGTCTTGGTACAAATTTCCATTGACCAATCTTCATCATCACTTGTTCTCTGAACGCCGTGAATGTCTTGGTACAGAATGGTGAACCAACTAACTTGGCAAGTGCCCATGCGTCTGTCGGGTCATTGGGTGTTGGTGTACCAGTCATCAACCACAAACGTGCTGTCAAATTGTTTGCCATCCATCTACGAAATATCTTGAACCGTTGTGTCGATGGGTTACGTAGCACTGCCGCTTCGTCAACGATCACCAAGTCAAACTTGCCGTGTGCTTCTTCACAGATGATGGGGAATCCATCGTGATTGATGATGTAGAAGTCAGCCTCAGTGTTCAGTAACTTGCGGCGCTTCTCAGATGTTCCATGAAGCACAACAAATTTACGGTGCACAAACCCTGTAAAGATAGCGTCAGCCCATACACGCTCAAGCGTAGACAGTGGAGAGATGATGAGCACCTTCTTAATCTGCTTGGTCTGTATCAAATAGTCAGCCGCCCACAATGCAGATTGTGTCTTGCCAGTACCGATCTCGTTGAGTACCAACCCACAATGGTTAAGCGTAAGGAACGCCGCCGTCTGTCGTTGGTGCTCGTATGGTTTGTGTTGACCACACCATTTGTAATAGTGCAGTATGGGCGATGGTGCTTTGATGCCAAGGTTACGCAGAACCCTGACCTCATCCAGTCCATGCGGTGCTACCACAAGGGGCACACCACGTACCGTGTAGGGCTTGGCAGTTGGGATACTGTCGAGAACCCTATTCGGATTGTTTAATTTCATAGCAAGTGTCCTTGCTTGTTCCACCACTACCATGTCATCACCTGTAAAGTTTTTCTTCTAATGCTTGCTCAAGAGAGTGGAGGGAGTCAGCGTCATACACTAAGAACCACCATCCACCTGCTCGTTGTATTTCTTCACCACACTTGACCTGCAATACCGTTGGCTTCTTGGTCTTGTCAGCTTTGACCTCAATGCCTATGAACTTGCCCTTTGCAATCGCAATGATGTCGGGGATACCTGCTTTACCAAAGCCATTACTGGCGGGGAAGAAGTACCACACATCGTGCTTCTTAAGTAACTCAACAACCTTACGTTTTATCTTGCCTTCGGGGGTCAGTGAACTCATATATTACTCCTCTTTACATGAATGTCAAGTAGGGTTAAACCCTAGCATAGTCACAGTTGTGTCGGGCAGGGCAATAGCGGCACAAGCCACTCGGTTTGGCAGGCCAGTTGTCATGTTCCAATGAGTCGTTGATGCGTTGGATACGCTTCATAACCTCAGCCCATATCGTGTTGACACCACTGCGATAGTACACCTCGGTGTCCATAGCCATGTCCTTCAGCCACACTAGGGAAGTCTTGACCCTTGTCACCTCAGGATAGTGCTTGAATACTTGGGCGGCGAACAGTTGCATTTGGAATTGGTCAGCGTTTCTCTTACCTGTTTTCCAGTCCATCACTACGGCAATCTCGCCAGTGATTACAAGGATGTCAAGTTTAGATCGTAGCCAAGCGTCAGGCTCCCACCAAGTTGTTGGTGTAAGGTTGTCGGTTAGGACTAGCTCTTTCTCTATGCACAGTTCGCCACCTTGAGCGATGCGTTCGACTGAGGAACAAAGGGATTCGTAATGGGCTACCTCTTGCGGTAAGAGGGTGTTCTCTTTGAGTCGTGTCTCAAGGAAAGCATGAACTCGTTCACCGTACTTACTGGCTTCACCCCCTTCGTCTATCACATCCTTAACAATACGTTGTCGGAAGTAACGCAATGGGCAGTTCTCGTACAGTTTGATGGACGAGTAAGAGTGGCTAAGGCGCATAGGTCATAGCCCCGAGGGGTGTCCTCAGGGTTCTCTGTTTAATTGGAAGTTTCAGTATAGCCTACTCTGACATGCGTTGCAACACATCGAACTTTGCCAGTTCTAAGGCGGCAATTAACGACATGGTGTCAATCAGATTCGTAGAGTAGCGATGGTAGTTGTCACCAATCTTCACAAGCACCATGAGATTGGATGCGTCCTCATTGTCTTGCACTGTGTTGATGATTGCCTCAAGTAATGCGAGGGCTTCGGTGTTACGTGGTGTGCGTTTGATTTCAGCGATAGTCATATGTTCTTTTCCTTCAATCTTTTTTCCGTTGCTCTCACCACATCAACCCAATAGTAAAGGTCGGGCAGGTTAAATTTAAGTTCGTTGATGTCTTGTTCAGACAAACCAACCCATTCAAGTGTCAGTGGGCTTTGCTTTCCGCAGTTTGGGCACGTGCACCACTGGGCTGTTTTTGCAGGGTTGCCAAACCATGTAGTCGGTTTAACCGTTATTGGCTTACTCGTTTTAGTCATGTGTTGCGCTCCTTGTGTGTCATTAGGTTTCTCCGTAGTTGTTTGCAGTACCCGCTTCACATGCAACTGGCAACGTGCTTGCCCAGCTTGGAGGGGTAGACATGATCTCGACAATAAGTTTCTCTGCGTGTTGCGCTTGTTCTTCAGGGGCAGTGATGATGATCTCATCGTGGACTTGGAAAGCCACGTGGTAGTGGCGACCAATGGCAGTCATCTGTTCAGACACAACGATACGAGCAAGTGCTTGAATCAGATTCTCTGTGACCTTGCCACCGTAGATACGAGTCCAACTTATATCATCTGTTGTCCCACTAAGCACACGATCTTTGACTGCCTTGCGGTAGGTACGTGCATCAGCGATGTATTCAAACCCGCTGTTGGTTTGGCGTAGTGCAGGGTATTTAATTTGCAACTTGTTGGGGAGTGTGATGCCTGTGTTGTCGTAGCTAACCAGAGGATGTATGTTGCCGCTATCACCTTGAGTCATACCAGTCAGTGCGTGTCCACACCTCTGCCATAGTGCCACAATCTTGTGGTTCTTCTGTCGATAGAGTCGGACAATACGATCAGCTTCGTTAAGGTCGATCACTACGTTCACACCACCTTGCCCTATCTCAAGGGTACGTCGGAACTTCTCTGCGCCCATGCCGTAGCCAAGACCAAGGATACAGGTCTTACCTACGAATCGTTCTATCTTGTCCCCCTTGGTAATCTTGCGCCCATACACATCGGATGCGAACTCACTATATACATCCCGCCCCTCAGCAAACGCTTGGACTAACTCATCCTGTCCTGCAATCCACGCAACCATGCGGGCCTCAATCTGTGACGAATCACAAGCCACAAGAACTTGTCCTTTGGGTGCTCGTAGTGCCCGCCTGATCTTGTTGTTCCCACGTGCAGGTAGGTTCTGCAAGTTCAGCTTATCGCCACCGCTAAATCGCCCTGTGTGTGCACCATAATAGTTGAGCATGATGGGCAAGCATCCACGTTGAGCGACACCCAGTAGGGCTTCGGTTCGGGTTTCTTCGATGGTTGATTTGACCCCTAAGCGAGCGGCTACTGCGTTCTGCACACGCTCATCAGGATGTTCCAGTAAGTCGGTGAACGCTTTGTCCGTCTTACTAAATGCCCACGCCTGTTTGCCTGTACGTGCGCTGACCTTACTCGGGGGTTCGATGCCAAGGTTAATAAGATACTTGGAGAATATCTCGTTACTCATTAGTGTCTTGGTCAACACTTCCTTGGTAACACCAGTCAACCCCATGTCTGAGATCAGTCCATCCTTTCGGGCAATTACTTCCTCAAGATGTTCACGCAAGAGAAGCACATCCAACTCGATGGTCGGCTCGGTGTACATGCGTAGCGTTTGGTCGATGACCAGCAACTCGCTGACAGGAAAACCTTTCTTCATCTTGTTGAACAAAGCATAGGTCAACTCCACATCGTTCTTGCAGTACTCTCCGTATCGTGCAAGTTCTTCGGGTGTGAAGTCTGCCTTGCGTTTACCCAATGCTTGGACAACCTCATCACCCTTCTTGCCTAGTCCATAGTAGGTAGTGAGTGCGGCAAGGCTTCCCCCTACTGTGAGATTGTGCAAGGGTCTTGCTATGCTGAGTGTGTCAAGCCATAGCCTAGGCTTGATGCCAAAGTGCCACGATAGGATTGCCCCATCGAAAGCAGTATGGTGACAGAGGATTGCCTTGTTGCGGTAGTCAAGACTGTTGAGGAATTTCCCCACGTTGTCTCCGCTATACCAGTCTGTGGGGTAGTCGTTTACCTTCACGCCTACACCGATGACCTCAAAGTCAGGGCTACGTACGTATGCTTCCGTGGTCATCTTAGACAGGGAGTACTCCTTGTCGTAGTAGGTTTCAAAGTCAATCGTTACTATGTCCATGTCACCCTCAATTATTTTTTATAAACACAAACATAAATGCAATTAGTGCTAGGGCTAGTAGAAGTCCTATACCTACAAGTATGCCCCCATAAAACGATAGGCTACACACCATTCATCACCTCAACAAGTTTGTCGATGTAATGCCGTGCCTTCTTGATGTCGTCAATGCCACCCTTAACATCGCATCGTGCAAGATATTTGATAGCGTTACCCCGCAAGAATCCTGCGAACTGTTCGGGTGTCATCCATGATTCCATTGCCTTCCAAGGTTGCACACCCATGTTCTTATAGTGGTCACCGCCTATCTGCAAAGCATCTACCTTGTCGCTTGGTACGAACTGTGTTACCGCATCAGTAATCTGTGGGTTGACTACCTCACCTAGCATAGAACCACTGAGCACACGCTTACGTATGCCGTACACCTGCGGCATGTGCATAGTGAACTTAGCACCAACATCTTTCGGTACTGCATTGGGGTGCTTCAAAAAATACTCTGCTACTTTCGCTGATTTACTTTTCTTCATCGTCTTTCTCCTTGGGTTTGATGACACGTGTTACTGTTTCTAACGTAGTAAAGCGATGCTCGTTGGCACATTCATACCTACGATACACCGTATTGGCGGGGCGAGATCGGGTTTCTTTAACAGACACCCATGTGTTGCACTCAGGGCACTTCACTTTTTGCTTTCTCTTGTTCTATGGATTTGTATATCGCACCGTACTCATCTTCGTCATCACCGAACACACCGAACTTACGGCGTAGTTGTACGCTTAGTTCAGCACATACACCGTCAGCCGCTTGTAGCGTTGTCTCTTTATTGATAGCGATGTGGTAGTACGTCCTACCCTGTACGCTCTGAGCGAAACCGTATAACAACTCTGTTGGGTGTTGGTTATTTTTAATTGAATCGAACAACAAGTCAATCCATTTTTCGTTAGACCAGTCGGGTTGAACCCAGTCGTATCTAGTCTTAGTGCGTGTGCGTTCTGCTATAACATCTTGACAGATAGAATCTAGTACACCTAGCTTGGCACGTACCTTCAACCCCCGCTTGAACACACGCAAGGCTCGTAACCACTCGGTACGTTTAGCAGGAACAACTTGTGCATCAGTGGTTGGCTTGGCGTTCATACACTCACCAGTATCGAGATTGAATTTGATGCCGTTGAATACTTCGATACCTTCAGCTTTCATAGCCTCTCGCCATTGTTCCCATCGGTGAGCACCATAAGAACCCGCTATCTTCTTGGTATGTATTACACGATGGCGACCAGTGGCTACCCTCTCCCATCCAATAGGTATTGCTCGGGCTAGTGCTTGGCTTAGTGTGATGGAATAGTTCTTTGCTTGAGCACTCGTCATGGTAAACGTCAACGTGTTGTCAGGTGCAAAGACACAGATAGTCTTGTTGTCCATGCGCAGTTCAAAGTTCTCGTCTACTTTATGTAGGCGACACCATCCTTTGACTGGCTTACCCTTGTCAGGGAAACGGCATGTACCATACAGGCGCTTAGCCTGATCGTATGTTTGTATTGCGGCTTGATGATAGTAGGTCATCGGATTACCTCCACGTTGTGATGTTTAAGGGCTTCTTCGAGGGCTTCTCGAATTGATTGGCGTATGATTTTCTTCATGCGCTTTACTTGATACTCATGGTATGCCTTGGTGTATTTGTACAGACTGAGGTTGGTATACATACCCTCCTCACGTTCCTTGGAATAGTCTGCACCCGCTTCCATAGCAAGGCGTACCATTAGCTTTGTTGATATACGTGACTGCATATTAGCGTGTGAGTTTGTGGGCTACTACAGTAGCAGTCAGAGTACCAAGGTCAACATTAACTACGACCTCTTTCTTCTCACGCTCTACTACTTGGCGATGCCTATC